ATTTTGTAAATGAAATATTAAATTTCGAAGGCAGTTTGCAATTGCTTAAAATAGTTAAGAGACCTGATAATAGCATGGTTTACGAATGTTCTATTATCGGAGAAGGTGGTTCTTTGTTTGTTGAGATAGGTGAAAAATTAATCGTTGGAAACGCTAACAGTTCGGAAGACTTGGACTTTAGTGATTACGATCATACATACAATAGAGCTACCCAAATAAGTACACGTGCGAATTACGGTACTGGCTTAGATGTTGTATATCCATTCATTGATAAAGGTAGTAACGGTGGGTCTGATACTGTTTGGAATACAACTGATTTTTTACCATGTTTTCATTTAAGGGAATACATTGAAAAAATAATTACAAAAGCAGGTTACACATTTACAAGTTCAATACTAGATAGCGCTGAATTTAAAAAGTATATTGTTTACCCAAATCTGACAAGCATACCACTGTCTCAAAGTCAATTAGAGAATAGACAATTTTACGTTGGATTAACTGCTAATAGTGTAAGAACTGCTAATAGTGCATGGGTAAATGTTAACTATACTAATGAGACAAGTGGTGATGGATTCTTTGATGATGGCTCTCAAAGTGCAGGAACTTATGCTATAATTAACGATAGCGGATATTATAATATCGCAGCTGCTGACTATTACAGAATATCATTTACCCATACAGACCCATCAGTCGTAAATGCTCAGGCACTACATCAAAGCGGAAAAAGAATTAGAAAATCAGGAAATGGTGGTATTGGCTGGTTTAATTTGTCATATGAAAGCTATGTTAATTATGATAATAATGGATCTAAAATAAACATTAACACATATTACTACTTCACAAACCAAGTAGCAACTGGCGAACAGTTCTTAACGGCTGGCGACTATTTAGAGGCTCAAAGTTATTTAAGGCTTTTTGGAATTACTTACTACGATGTTAGCAACAACGTTGTAGCAACAGGAACTGGAACTGTAACAATCGAATTAATTAGTGGAGCTGCAAAGACTTCGTTTTATGCACTTGCAACAAGAAAAGAGTTAATAGCTGGTAATACTTTGTTAGCTCAAAACGCTTTGCCAACAAAAATAAAACAAAAGGATTTGTTAATGTCAATTGTTAAGGCTTTAAATTTGTATATTGACTTAGACCCCGATGACAAAACTAATTTAATCATTGAATCATTTGATACATTTTATAATACTTTACCTATTTTAAATTACGAAGGCAAAACAGACGAAGACAAGGAAAAGACTGTTAACGTAAATATACTAGATAGCAAAAGATATATTTTCAAATATAAAGAGGACAAAGATAAATTTAACGAACAATATAAAAATACTTGGAACGAAGTTTTTGGAAGTGAACAGATAGATATTGAAAATGATTTTAGTAAAAACGACAAAGTAACTGAGATTATTTTTTCTCCAACTCCAAACGCTGCAAACTATGGTTTAGGCATTGCTCATCCTCGTATTTACAAAGAAGAGCAAGATGGAGGTATTACAGTTAAGAAACCAATAGTGCCAAATATTAGGCTATTAGTTTGCGGTGGCGTTAAGCAAACGGCTAATCCATACACTTATAAAGATTTTGGTAACGCTGATTTAATTACGAATGATTATCTATACGCTGGGCACACGGACGATCCGTTTAATCCTACTATTGATTTGAATTTTGGGTTACCTAAAGAAGTTTACTACACATACGTTAATACTTATTTTACAACAAATAATTTTTATAATCGTTTTCATAAATACTACATTGAAAATTTAACTAACAGAGATTCTAAATTTGAAACTAAATATTTGTGGTTAAATTCAAAAGATATTAATGAATTTAATTTTAGACATAGAATATTTAGTGACGGCGCTTATTGGATTGTAAACAAAATTGAAAATTACACTCCTTTAAATGAAACGTCAACAAAATTTGAGTTGGTAAAATTACTAACTGCAAATGTTTTCACTCCACAATCAATAAGAATAATTGAAATTGAAACGGTATCGAGCGGAAGAGATGTTTTAACTGCTCGAATGAACACAAGTTTAAATGTTGGTAAAAATGTTATTAATTTAGGTGAAAATTGTATAGCTGTCGGAGAAAACATTTACATTCCCGAAAGTTGTTCTAATATAACTGCCATTGGAAATAATATAAAAGTAGAAGAAAATGTAAGTAATGCTAGTGTAATTAATACTAATGATGTAAGTGTTACTACTAACGGTTACAACGCTATAAATGGAGTTACCTCTCAAACAAATGTTTTATTCGTTCAAACCTCAAACAAATCAGTAACTAATACAACTACTGAAACATCATTGATAGGCACAGGTTTGGGAAGCGTAACTATACCAGCTAGTAGCTTAAATGTTGGTGATGTTATTAGAATTAAAATTAAAGGAGTTTACGCAGCTATATTTACTTTACCTGATGTAGTTGGTTATTTTAAAACTAGATTTAAAATTAATGGCACTACGTTAGAAACAAACACATGTAATGGAATTATAGACACAAACCCTGATTTGAGAGATTTTGAAATTGAAGCATTAATAACAGTTAGAACAGTTGGTAGTAGTGGTTCTTTTATGTCGCACGGAACAATTAATTACACTAAACTAGATGCTGCTAATACTTTTTATAAACTATCCGAATCACTTTGCTTAACAGCTAGTATAAGTCCTATAAATACGACTATTTCTAATACATTAGATTTTACAATGGAGTTACAATATTCTAATGCTAATACTGGAGTGATAGTAACTGAATGTTTAATTGAAAAAATAAGAATATGATAGAAAAAATAGAACTTTTAGAAAGCCTAATGAATAACAAACCTAGTCAAGTAATAGTTGACGGGTTAATATGTATTCACATGTGCTTAGATGTTGCAGTAACTGGTAATGATGATTTAATTAAAGCATTAGAAAATGGCAGAGGATAAAAAGATAGCGATAGAAGTTGAGGTCAAGGGGACTGAGGAATCTATAAATTCCGTAAAGGATTTAAAGAATGCCATTAAAGCTGCTAAAGACGAACAAGTCAGAGCAGCTGCCGTTTTCGGTGAAAGCTCAAAAGAGTTTGTCGATGCTAGTAAAAAAGTTTCAGCTTTAAAAGATAAAGTTGACGATTTAGCGGATAGCACTAAATCTTTAAAAGGTAGCGGCGTAGAACGTGCAAGTGAGGGATTTAATCAATTAGGTGAAGGCTTAAGAAACTTAGATTTTGATAAAGTAAAAGTTGGTTTAGTTGCTATGAAGTCCGCATTGGCTGCCGTAGGAATTGGATTAATAGTTCAGGCAGTAATGTACTTAGTAGAAAACTTTGAAGAGCTTTCTAAAGGCAGCGGTGTGTTAGCTCAAGTATTGAGAGGTGTTGGAGATGTTATTAATTCAATTACAAACGCTGCTTATAAATTAACCGACGCTTTAGGGCTGACAAATAGCCAACTCGACAAAATGGGTGAGGCTACTGTTGAAAATGCAAACGCAGCTAAAGACGCATTAGCAGGACAGACAGCGGAATATGATAGGCAAATAGCAGTAGCAAAAGCTAGTGGTAAAAGTGCAGTTGATTTAGAGATAGCAAAACAACAAGCTATAATTGAAACTAACAAAGCATTAGTTCAGCAAACGATAGCGTATGTAAAACAAGGAGGCGTTTTAACTGAAGAGCAAAACAAACTACTTACTGAGCAACTAAATGCCATTAAAAACGCTGCTACTCAACAACAAGTAATTACTTTAAATGCTGAGAAAGAGAAAAATGACAAGTTATTAAAACAACAAGAAGATTATAGAGCTAAAAAGAAAATACAAGACGATATTCTTTTAGCTGAATCTGACGCTTTTTGGGCAAGAGAACAACAAAATCAATTAGATAATCAAGCCTTAACAGACCAAGCTAGAGCTAAAGAAGAAGCTGACCAATTAGCTTTAGAAGAAAGACAACGAGCTCAAGACGAAGCTATGGAGTTGGGGAAAGCGGAAAGGAATAGAATATCTTTAGAAAATTTAAGTAAACAAAAAGAAGAAGCTGCTAAAAAGGATGCTGAGAATGAAGCAATGTGGAGAAACAACTCTTTAGAAGCTGCTCAATCTTTAACGAACTCTCTACAATCTTTATCAGACGCTTACTTTCATTTTAAAACAAAGAACCTACAAAAAGGTAGTGCCGAAGAATTAAAACAAGCTAAAAAACAATTTGATATTAATAAAGGTATTGCTATTGCAAACGCTACTATATCAGGGATTCAAGGGGTTGTTAATGCTCTATCTGCTCAATCAGTTATTCCAGAACCATTTGGATCTATTTTAAAAGGTGTTACGGCTGCTGCTGTTGGAGTTACTGCAGCTGTTAATATATCAAAGATAGCATCTCAAAAATTTAATCCCGGTGGCGGAGGTGGTGGAGGTGGTGGAGTTGCAGCCGTTGCAGTTCCTAGCCCTCCAACAATTAACACTCCAAGCGCAAATACAAATAGTTCTACTTCTTTCGATGAAACGGGGAAAAAAGTAGGAGGTGAAAAAGAACCTATTAAGCCAACTATTAATGTTAATTCAACTGTAAGCGTTAAAGAAATAAATGACAAACAAAACGACGTGAAAGTATTAGAAGAACAATCAACTTTTAAATAAAAAAAATGGAAAAGAAACTACCAATTTATTACGCTACGATCAATGAAGATCTAAACGGATTAGAATTAAAACAACAAGGCATTCAAAATATCGCTTTAGTAGATAGTCCTGCTATGCTTACCGAGTGGTTAATGTTTAGCGAACATAAGCCTGTTGAATTTAAAATGGCACTACAAGAAGAACAGAGAATTATAACAGCCCCTGTTATTATAGCTGATCTACCTATCTATCGTAAAGTTGAAAATGAAGAGTTTTATGTAGTTTATAAAAAAGACACTAACATGCAAATACTTCAAAAATATATGAGTGACGGTAATCAAAAGAAAGTAAAATTAACACATGACACTCAGGACTTGTCCAAAGGCGTATTTGTATTTGAAATATTTATGAGTGACGAAAGTAGAGGTATTACAGCTCCAAAAGGATTTGAAAATCTTAGTGACGGGACTATCTATTGTTCTATGAAAGTCAACAACGACGCTATTTGGAAAGAAGCAAAAGCTGGTAAAGTAAACGGTATTTCTTTAGAGGGTTTTTTTGATTTGGAAAAAGAAATTGACTTAGACGAAAAACAAATCGAATCTATTATCTACAATCTCATAAAAAAATAAATTGTAAAAAGCAAATTTATTTGGTATATTAATTTAGAAACATTAAATAAAAAAAATATGAATTTAAGTGAAAAAGCAGAAAAAGCAGTTGCCACATACTTAGCAAAGTTCGGTATTAATTTACCAGCTAAACAAGTAGAGCCGACTGTTGCAAAATTAGAAGACGTTAAATTAATTGATGGAACTGTTCTATCTGTTGATAAAATGGAAGTTGGTTCACCAGCTACATTTACTGGTGAGGACGGTGTTGCTATCCCAGCCGAAGGTGAATTTGAATTAGAGGACGGAACTAAAATTGTTTGCGCTGCTGGTGTGGTTACTGAAATTAAACCGAAAGAAGTAGAAGCACCTGTTGCAGAGGTAGAGCCTGTGGAATCTGAAATGAAGGCTATGCTATCAAAATTATCTGAGCGTTTAGATGCTTTTGAAAAAAACAATGTAGCATCAAAAACAACTTTAGAAGCTGAATTATCTGAAACAAAAAAAGGTTTAGGAGTTGCTTTAAATGCTATTAGTGAATTAAATGGCAAAGCTGTTGCCGTTAATTTAGAATCTCAAAAGCCTTCTAAAAAAGCTACTAAAGCTTACGAAGAAATGAGCAACTACGAAAAAATGTTATTTAACAAAGGTAAATTATAAAAACAAAAAACATGGCAAAAGAAAAATCTGAATCAGTAGTTAATCCATTTGAAGAAGGAGTTAATTACAAAGTATTCTTAGAAGCATTAGGCTCTAATAAAATTGAAGACTATTTAAAAGACGTTTGTTCTAAAGAACAAATTGAATGGTTAATCGAAGATTTAAAACAATATAAACAAAAATAAAAACAAACAATTATGCCAATAAATTTTACAGGCTCAACAAGAAACCACTCTGAGTTAGAGCAAATCACAGAAGAGTTATACCAAGACTCGAAAACGTTAAGAGAAAGAGTAATTAACATTGAAGAAGGTCACAAATCAGGAACGGACGTTTACGAAAGTAAAGTAGATGTTACAATGACAGCATTAAATACTGGTGAGGTAACAGCAACTGGTAACATTGCTTTAGGTGTAAATAGAACCCCTGTATCTTTAGTAGCTTTCAATTACGAAGATCGTATTAATGATAATTCATTAAAAGGCACTAAATTCGAAAAATCAATGAAATCAGGTGCTTATGAAGTAGTGTCTGACGAATTTGACAAAAAAGTATTAATCCAAATTCAACCAGCTATCGGAGCTGATATTGAATCTAAACTTTGGAACGGTGCAACAACTGCAACTAAAGCAGCTATTGCAGCATTAACGCCCGGCGCAGGTCAAGGCTCTATTACAGCAGCGGCTCAAGCAGCAGTTGCAGCAATGCCTACAACGTTATTTGATTCATTAGTAACTAGAATATTATATAATGACTCTCAATCAAAAACAGTACCTGGAGCAGGTTTAGGTAACTATATCAAAGTAACTGGCACTACTGTAACAAGTGCTAACATTGCTTTAGAATACAGTAAATTATACGCTGGAGCTGACCAAAAAGTAATTAATAGCGCTGGTGAATTACCAATGATTTTTGCGCCATTAGCCGATAGACAACTAATAAAAATTGCTAACAATACAGTAGGGGCAGCGCAACAAGTTAATTTTTTAATTGAAGGGGCAGGGGCAAATGAAAAAATTTACTACAATGGTGTTGAGATTTCATTCCACCCGATCGGAGCGACTTTTAGAGTTTTAACTTTACCTAGTTATTTGAAAGTGTTAACAGATGCAACAAGCGATTTGAATAGTTTACAAATTGATAAAGTGGCAAACGGTGCAATGCAACGTTACATTAAGAATACTCAAGCTATGGCTACATGGGTAACTAATCAACGTTATATCACTTTATACGGTGGATAGAAAAAAAATGAGGGGGTTTTAATTAATCCCCTCTTATTTATTAATATTAAAATTATAAAATTATGCCTTGTCCATTAACACAAAATTACGCAGTAAAAGACTGTTTAACGACAGCTGGAGTTGCTTCATGGTATATCACGCCATTTAGTAATATTACAACATCAACGTTAACAGCAAATGTTGTAACTGCAATCACAAAAACACTTGCATTTAAAACAATAGCTCAAGAAATAGAACAAGGGAATTGGTCTTATACAGGTGCTGGAGCAACCGCAAATGGTTCATTCGCTTACGACTGGGAAGCGTCAATTAAAATGCACGGATTAAATACTTTAGATAAAGAAGAGATTTCGTTATACTTACAAAACAAATGCGTATTAATTGCAGTAATGCAAAACGGTGACGCTTGGATGTTAGGACGTGAGTTTGGTTCTACTGGTATTGATTCTAAATTTGAGTCAGGTACTGCAATGGGTGATTTCATTGGAACTACATTAACTATAAAAGGAAGAGCAAAAGCAGCGGCGAAAAAAGTTGACCCTACAATCTTAGCAGGATTATTAACTTAATAGTTAAATTAATTAAAATAAAAAAAGCTACTTATTAAATTAGGTAGCTTTTTTTATTTTGTAAAAGTTTACATTTTTTGGTATATTAATTTAGTGATAATCATTAATAAAAATAGTACCAATATAGTAGTTTTAACGCTATCCGAAAAGACCACGTTAACTAATGCTGTTTATTTATTTGAAGTTATAAACGACCAAAGTGGAGAAGTAAAATGTTTTATAGCGGAAGATATAAGTAACAATAAACTAAGATTCAATGAATTTAATTTTATTGAAAACGAAACCGAAGATTTATTGAACGGTACTTTTGAATTAGGATTAAGTGGTTTTTACGCTTACAATGTTTACGAACAAACAAGCGCAACAAATTTAGATCCATTACTTGCGACTAATAAAATTGAAACAGGAAAATTAAATCTAGTTGACAATATATCTGAGATAACTCAGTATAATGGCAATCAAATAGAAACGATAGTATATAATGGCTAGTATCAATATTATAGAAAATAAAAAGTTACTTAACTTAAAGGCTATGCCTAAATTATCGTTTACTGTTGATAATAAGGGGTTTGTTAAGTATGGTAAAAATAATTTGTACCCTCAAGAATTAATTAGACTGTACAGTGAGCATCCTGAGCATAGGGCTATCATTAAACGCAAGGCTAGGTATATTTGGGGAAAAGGATTAAAGGCAGTTAATGCAGTTGATGAAATTAAAGTAAATGCTTTTATTGATAATTTCAATAAAAAAGAAACTTTAAACCAAGTAGGAAAAAAGATTAGTGAAAATACTGAAATCTTTAACGGTCAGTATATTGAGATTATAACTAATTTAAGTGGTGAAGCGATTGAAATGTATTTTTTAAATTCCGCAAATTGTAGGATTTCAGAGGACGGGGAAACTTTATATTTCTCAAAAGATTGGAAAAAAAACCAATACAATGTTGAGATAAAAGAAATTAAAAAATGGAATGATAAAGAAATTCAAGTTGGTACTTTCTTTACTGATTTTAAATACTATTCAGCATCTGCTAGTAGATTAGAATCTATTTATCCAGTTGCACAATACCAAAGCATTG